CAGTTAATTAAACAAGAATTTATTAATAGAGGTAAGGGTGAGTGATTATTTAGATAATTTATTAAAAGCTACTGGTAATGAATTCGCAACAAAAGTTTCGGATGGAATTGAAGCAGGCGATGTTTTAACTTATGTTGATACCGGAAGTTACATTTTAAACGCATTAGTTTCAGGAGATATTTATGGTGGAATCCCTTCGAATAAAATTACAGCTCTGGCAGGAGAGACTGCTACGGGTAAAACGTTCTTTGCTTTGGGTATGGTCAAACAGTTTCTTTCAGATAATCCTAGCGGCGGCGTTCTTTATTTTGAGTCTGAGTCTGCATTAACAAAGGACATGATTGAGGGTAGAGGTATTGATTCTAACAGAATGATTATTCTACCCGTTACTACGATTCAAGAATTTACACATCAAGCAGTCAAAGTAGTAGAAAATCATACAGAAGATAGACCTATAATGATGTGCCTCGATTCTTTAGGAATGTTATCGACAACAAAAGAAGTTACTGACATTACTGATGGTAAAGAAACTAAGGACATGACGCGAGCACAACTTGTTAAAGGGTGTTTTAGGGTTTTGACATTGAAACTGAGTAAGGCAAGAATTCCTTTACTTGTCACAAATCATACATACAAACAAGTCGGCACAATGTTTCCACAAGATGTAATGGGTGGTGGTTCTGGATTACAATATGCGGCATCTACAATCATTTTTCTTTCTAAACGAAAAGAGAAGGAAGGAACAGATGTTGTTGGTAATGTAATACATTGTAAAAACTTTAAGTCGAGATTAACTAAAGAGAATAAAAGAGTCGATGTTCTTTTACGATATGATCAAGGGTTGAATAGATATTATGGACTACTTGAATTAGCCGAAAAGTATGATATAATAAAGAAGGTATCAACAAGGTATGAAATGCCAGATGGAGCAAAAGTATTTGGTAAACAAATATTAAGTGATCCAGAAAAATATTTTACCGATGATATTATGAAATCTTTGAATGAAGCCGCACAGAAAGAATTTTTATATGGTGGTTTTGATGAAGAAAGTGAGGTAGTAGATGATGTATAAAGAATGTACAAATCCAAACGATCCTACAGATAATTCATTATGTGTAGTCGTGATGGATGATTCTCCTTTTGATGGCGCTGTAGTTAGATATACAACATTTAAGTTAGTCGAACAAGAATTAACTGGAGATGATATTGCTTGTCAATATGAATATGAGTTTGAGGTACCACCACACGATTTAGGACATGAAATTTCCGATGAAGAAGGCCAAGCATTTGAAAAACGATTAGGAGAATGGGTAATAGAAATTATACAACGACAAATGGACAAATATGCAGCAAAGGATAGAGACATTAATACTTAAAAATTTAATACATAATGATGAATATGCTAGAAAAGTTTTACCATTTCTTAATAAAGAGTATTTTGAAGAACATACAGATAAATTGTTGTATGGTCATATAGATACTTTTATTAACAAATATAATAATCTACCTACTAAAGAAGCACTAGTTATAGAATTAGAAAATTCACCGTTAAAGGATGTAGAATTTGATAAAGTGACCGAGCTTCTAATACATGTAGAAGAACAAAATACCGATGAAAAACCAGATATTCAATGGTTGTTGGAAACAACAGAAAGATTTTGTCAAGATAAAGCAATTTATAATGCGGTTGTGCAATCGATTAAGATATTAGATGAACCTGATAAATCACAAAATGATAAAGGTGCTATACCTGAGTTACTTACCGATGCTCTTTCTGTTAGTTTTGATCCTCATATTGGCCATGATTATTTTCTGGACTCTGATGATCGCTATCTATTTTATCATAGGGTTGAAAAAAAGATTCCTTTTGATTTGGAATTCTTTAATAAGATTACTCAAGGGGGTTTATCCTCTAAAACTTTAAATATTGCTCTTGCTGGAACTGGTATAGGTAAATCCCTGTTCATGTGTCACCAAGCGTCTAGTTGTTTGTCTCAGGGACATGATGTATTATACATTACACTAGAAATGTCAGAAGAGAGAATAGCAGAACGAATTGATGCGAACTTATTGAATATTAGATTAAATGATTTGGTGAGTTTACCAAAATCAATGTATGAAAAGAAAATGGAAGAATTACAAAAGAAAATTAAAGGTAGATTAATTATTAAAGAATATCCCACGGCCGCCGCTGGCGCAAATCATTTTCGAACATTATTAAATGAATTAAATCTTAAAAGAAATTTTACTCCAGATATTATTTTTATTGATTATCTTAATATTTGTTCATCTTCACGAATAAAATCGGGTCAATATGTAAATTCTTACAGTTATATAAAGGCTATTGCTGAAGAACTCAGGGGTTTAGCAGTAGAATATGATGTTCCTATTATGTCCGCTACACAAACTAATAGGGCAGGATTTCAGAATACAGATATTGGATTAGAGGATACTAGTGAATCTTTCGGTCTTCCAGCAACAGCAGATTTTATGTTTGCTCTTATCAGTAATGAAAATCTTGAAGAAGCCGGTCAACTATTAATTAAACAGTTAAAAAATCGATATAGTGATTTAACTACTAACAAGAAATTTTTAGTTGGAATAGATCGTGCAAAGATGAAACTTATTGATCTTGGAGATGAATCTCAATCTGATTTAGTAGATACAGGAAAAGAAGAAAAAGAAGAAGATGTTCCTGCATTTGATAAGGCAACTAAAGGCCGGATGAAAGATAAAAAAGATTTTGGTGAATTTAAATTTAGTGAATAGTTAAGATGAAAATGCGATATTGGATAGGTGTACCTTATCTGTGTTTTGTTGGATATACAGGAGGAAGTATCATTGTAGAAGCAATAGTAATAGGTTTATTGTTTAGTATGATAGATGTGATAACCGGAGAACAAATTTGAGCGATGACAATATTATAAATTTAGAAAAATATAAAAAAGAAAGAAATAAGTGTAAACCTATTCCCACCCTTAAAGCCTTCCTACCGGATGCGTACTACATCTATCCTAACAAAGGATTGATGATCCATGTCCTATTTGTAACGGATAAGAGTATATTTTTTCCTAGAGGTAAAATTTATGTAATGGAAGACCAGTTTGGTAATTTATTTGCTGAGCCGGTCGATGAAGAAACATGCAAAGGATGGCATGAACTTCACAAAGATGTGTTTTTATATGCAATGTATAATAATTTATCTCCAGATGATTCCGATACTCCCGCATAAAGACCATTGTTCTTATAAATATATCAGTAAATTCTATTTTCGGAGAGAGCAATTAATGAGATCATTTAACCAACATAAACTCATGGTTGAGTTTGTAGAATATCTTTTTGAGTTTAATGTTAAAAAGCGAGCAGCTGGTTCAATAGCGACATGGGGTGCAAATAAGTTTAAAGATTTGCCGGGCTGGGTGATTGATGGTTTTAATCAAGCAGGAATTCAATTAACTTCTGATACAGTTTTTGAAATAACTGGTGTGGTACCTAATGCTAAAGAAATAGGTGTTGGTGATGAAGCTTTTGTTTATACCATTGTATTTAATCGTCCACCAGCAGATGGGGGTACGAATCAAGGTGTGGTGGTATGGAAACAAAATCCTAGTAGTTATTTTAAAGAACTTAAAGTGGGTAATAAAATAGAATGGGGTAGAAATACTGATGCTTTAGAAACTGCACAATGTCTTGGTGTATATCTCTCAAATGTAGATACAATTTTAAAAGACCTCAAAGATCCTTCCAAAGCTAGAGCCACACATACACCAACAATCAAAAGTATTTTAAGTAATGGACAAGATTGGGATAGTGGAGGTGTTAGTACATTATTGAAAAAAATGGATAATATGCCCGATGGTAATTGGACAGAAATGATTCTTTTAGCAAAAGGAATGCATAATTTTATAAGTGGCTATGGAAAGAATCTTGGTGGAACATTACATATTATTCATGGAAGCATAAAAAATTATTATAATGCAGAGGAATCTAATCAATCCGTAGAAGGGTTTAAAGAGAACACCGCTGATATGATTTTAGCAAATTCAGATGCATCTACTGTAATAGATGCAGTTAAGAATAAAGTTATTACATATGATAAATCTAAAAAATATTGTCATACCGATGATTCTTCAAAATCTGTTAAATTCTATCAAGTTTCTTTAAAAAAGGGTCATGATAATGCTCAATTAGGTAAAATGACTGGATTTTTAAAACAGGCCTATAATTTGCCCGATTCTGTTGAATTATATAAATCTCTTGTAAAAGAATATATGGTTAATCATGATTATGAATTAGGTGAATTAAATGAGGGATGGTTTACGGATAAGTTATCAGGAGGATTAAAAGCTCTAAAGAATATGGCAGTAAGTGTATGGGAAAAGGTAAAAGAGGTAGCAGCTAAAATTAAAAATGTAGCATCTCAGTTTCTTGGTGACTATAATAAACTTTTACCAAAAGGTGCACCCAACTCATATCAAGTGGGATTAATGACAAAGGTTCTTAGGGAAGATGGTAGATTAGGTAAGGGACAATTTTTAACTGAAGGAAAAGTAGATAAAAAGAGTATTAACGTATATTTAAAAGAAATTTCAGAAGATGGTGCAAAATTAATATTACGTGAAGTTAATGGACAAATAAAAGAAATAAATAAAATATTTGGTAAACACCTTTACATGATTCAAAAATTAGAACCAGCCGTAAAAGAAAATCAATATAAGACATCCGGCAATAGAAATAGTTGGACATTAAATGAAATAATAAAATTATTTGCTAATGCAACGGCCTTAAATGCATATACTGAAATTGTGTTCAAAAATAAAGGACAGGCCGCATCTTTAGCAGCAGACATGATACAAATGGAAAAAGAAATATATTTTGGAAAGACAAAATTACCATTGTTTAAGGTATATGGAGCGGATGCAAATGATCCTAATAAGAGTACAGTTACAGATTTAGGGACACAGGCTGATTATATCGCAGGAAAAACAGAAAGAATAGCAGGTGGTGGTTATCAATGGCCGGTTGTTGGATTTAATGCAACAAATCAAGGAAAATATTACAATCTAGAAGGTCATCTACTTTCTGATGTACAGGGAAATGAACCCGAATATACACAATGTAGAATGGGAACAAATAAAGCTGATGCGTTTTCTTTTGTATTTGAGGGTACACTAATTTTACCGTGGGATAAATTTAAGAAAAAATATGATTGGAAGAAATAATGGCCTTTACATTTGGATCATTCTTAACTGAACAAAAGAACCTTCACATGGAACATCTAGAAGATGAGGTGTTAAACGGTGGGGTTGCTGGAACAAGAGGAGCCATTAATTTTCTTCAGGGTTTAAGAGATATGCTTGCGGGTAATGCCTCATCCTCTGTTGATATTACAGTAAAATGGGATGGTGCCCCTGCAGTATTTGCTGGTATTAATCCTGAAAATGGTAAGTTCTTTGTTGGAACAAAAGGTGTATTTGCAAAGAACGCAAAGATAAATTATACAGAATCGGATATTAATTCAAATCACGCTGGAGGATTAGCAGAGAAACTTAAAGTCGCACTTAAAGAATTGCCCAAAGCAGGAATAACAAATGTTTTACAGGGTGATATGATGTATACTAAAGAAGATTTGAAGAATGAAGATATTGATGGGGAACCTTATATTACTTTTCAACCAAATACTATTGTTTATGCTATACCGAAAAATTCAAAATTGGCGGGCAAAATCGTGTCCTCTAATATGGGAATCGTATGGCACACTACCTATAGTGGCGATACGATGGAGGGCATGACCGCCTCTTTTGGCGTGGGTTCGGGAGCATTTAAGGAAAGTAGTTCAATATGGCAAGCAGATGCAAAATTTCAAGATACATCTGGAAGTGCTACTATGACAGTAAAAGAAACGGCAGAAGTTACTCAAATATTAAATCAGGCGGGCCAATTATTTAAAAAATTAGATTCTAGAGTTTTAGGGTTGATCGAAAAAGATCCCAAAACTAGTGAATTAGTAAAGACATTTAATAATAAAATGGTCAGACAGGGCACAAAGATTACAAACGTGAAGAAGCATACAGCCGGATTGATTGCATTTGTATACGACAAGTTGAAAGCAGAGATTGATAAGGTAAAAAGAGAAGAGACAAAGAAAGCGAAGAAAAAAGAGATGGACAAATATGTAGGATTCTTAAGACAGAATTCCAGCGAGTTTGTCAAGATATTCGCAATGCAAAATTTATTAGTTGATGCAAAATTAATTATTATTCGTAAGTTAGAGAAGGTTAAATCAATTAAAACTTTGATGAAAACATCTACAGGGTTTAAGGTAACAGCTCCTGAGGGTTTCGTTGCAATAGATAAACTTAAAGGTGGTGCACTTAAGTTAGTAGATCGTATGGAATTTTCTATGCAGAACTTTAATGCAGCGAAGAATTGGGATAAATGAAAACCTTTAAACACTATTTAACTGAAAGATCGGAAAGAGGAACAAGTTTATCGGATTTGTTATTCATGCCAAAAACGGATGATTATAGCAAAATGATGATTCCGATATCATCATCCATGTATAAAAGAATATGGCCCGAAACACTTAGAGCAACGGTATTTCATACAACAGATGGAAAAGGTGTTAAGAATATAGCAAAAATGCAAGGAAAGAAAGCTCAAATATCTGCATTTTTCTCAATGTTTGCTAAGTATATGGAAATTGGTGTTGCAACTCAAGGTGGTGTTCATTCAGTACTAGAGATGGATGCCGATGTTCTCTTATCTGCTAAAGGCGATATTATGAGTTACTTGGACAAAAGTGGTAGAAGGTGGACATCTATACGTGATCTTGAGGAGACTTCTAGAAGTGTAAATTTTAGTAAAGTACTGAGTGACATTGAAAAGATGTTCTCGGCTTTAGTTCCGAAATACCTTACTAGAGGAGAGTTTCAAGATTATTCAACTATATTTCAAATATGGCACATGGCACCGAGAAAAGTTGACAAGAAAACAATGAGCCTGATGATAAAAGATTATATGGATGGAATGGAAAGTGTTATCAAGAAAAACATCAAAACATTTAGTAGTGTTATGTTGAGTTATGCAAAGAAGAGGTCAACTGATTATTCGTGGGATGAACAAGTAGTCAATAACATTAAAGTTAAGGCGGCTCATTTTTTCAAACTAAAATTACTAGATGGTGAGAATTCTTTGACACCAGAACAAGAAGAATTGATGGAGTTTACGGAGTCTAAAGGGTGGAAAACAAAAATATGGGATTCACCTATAGAATTAGAGTCGTACACAAGACAAGTTGCTAAAAAGGAATTAGGACAATGAAATCATTTACACAACATTTAAAAGAAGCAAAGAAATGGGATGGTGATGAAATGCCAAAACCACCCAAGGATATTACCAAATATTCTGCGGGTGATCTATCAAAGAATTCAACAGGGTCTTCAAAGTATGTACATGCGGAATTTCTTTATATGGATGATACCTATTCGGGAGTAAATTCAGGAAATATAAAGGGTCCGGATGGTCGAATTCATGATGAACATCAAAAACCTACTGCATTGTATATGACTGTCATCGGCCCAGATCCGGGTGGTTTCTTATATCCTAAAGGAGCATATTATGTCGGACACGATAGAGTAAATGCTGTAGGAGATGTGGTTATGGGATGGGCAGGAACTGCAAGATTGGTAACGTATGATAAAAAAGAAGCAATACAATATATTAAGAAGTTTGGTAAAGCAAGTATTCAAAAGAAAATAATTGATAAGGGTTCAAAGGGTTGGAATGCATGGCCTCCAACTTATGATTTAACAGGAGATTTTAAAGGTCAAGGTAAAGGTAGTAAAATTAAAAAAATAAACAGTTTGGATCAGGCGGAATAATGAAACGTTTTAAAGAAACTATTGATGAAAACATTTAAAGGATATCTAACAGAATTTGTAATACAGAGTACATCAGATTATGTGTTTGATACTCTAAGTAGTAATACTAGTGATTTAAAGATTCCTATCTCCGGCCCCATGTTTAAAAGAATATGGCCAGATACGATTCGTGCAACAGTATTTCATACAACTTCAGCAGGAAATTTGGTAGGATTAAAAAAACTTGAAGGGGGAAAGAAATCCATCTCAGCATTTTTCTCAATGATGGCTCAGCAGATGGAAGGTGGTATTGCAACAGATGGTGGTGTTGTTGTAGAAATGGAAGCAGATATACTTGTATCTGCTAAGGATGATATAATGAGTGCAGTAGATAAAGCAGGTAGAAGGTGGGTTGAAATGTCTTGGTTTGAAAATGCACAAGGTAGAGGAAATCCTGCTGGATTTGATAAAGTAGAAAAGGATCTTAATACTTTGATAAAGGATCTCGTTAAAAAACATCTTACTCCGATATTGGGAAAAAATGTAGTCGCAAGAGAACATGAGTATGAACTTTGGAGCAACATGAAAGATCATTTGAAAGCCGGTAGAGAAGGTGGTGGTAAGAGATTAAGTTTGGTAATAAAGGATTATTTTGATGGTATAGAAAAGGTTATCAAAAAGAATAAAAAAGTATTCGAGACTATATTTTATGGTTATGTCAAATCAAAAAGACAAACAGATAATGCATGGGATGAACAAATAGTCAATAATTTTAAGGTTAAAAAAATTCATCATCTACAAAATCTGTTTGACGATGATAACAAAGAAGATTTGGAAGATTTATCAACAGCTTACCCCAAACCAGCTATGTCAAAAGTGTGGGATTCTTATATGGATATAGAAATTTATACAAGACAAGTTGTTGCAAAGGAAATAGGAAAGAAATGAAACGTTTTAAAGAAACTATTGCAAATTTACACAAAACATCCCAACAAAGTAAATTGGCTCTTGATTTAGCACTACTTGAGGATGATGTTGATATGTGTAGTATTCCAATAGGTGACTTTAAATCTAAAATAATGCGTGATCGACATAAAAAGTTATGTAAAAAACCAAAACATTGGAGTACAACAACTAAAAAATCTAAAAAAAGTATGTGGTCAAAGGTGGCACAAAGTGCCGCCGGGGGAAGACACAAATTATATAACGATACACAAAAGGCAGGAAAATGAAACAATTTCGTTCATATTTAACTGAACTCGCATGGCAACAAAGTACTTCTAAAATGGTGTTTGGTTGGGATAGTTTTGACTATGTGATGTTACCGTTATCTCCTAGTATACTTGGTAGAATAATGGAACAGACTAGAGACACTTGTTTTCATGTATTAGGGTACAGAGACATTGGAAATTTAAAATCAATTCAAGGAAAGAAAAAATCAATTTCTGCATTTTTTAGAATGGAAGCAGACGCAATAGAAGATGGAGTACAATCAGGTGGCGCTATTGTTGCTGAACTGGAAGCAAATGTTCTCTTTTCTGGAGAAGAAGATGTAATGAGTAAACCTGATAAGACGGGCCGAAGATGGATTGATTTTGCTATTGCTACAGGAGAGAATAAAGGAACACAACCAATACATGGTCAAATAAAAAAGGATTTTGGAAAGATGTTGTCTGATCTTTTGAAAAAAGAAAAAGTTAAACATGCTACATCGATAGAACGAATAATTCAAGCTTGGTATGATTATGGTAATAAAGCAGATGGTAAGACAAAAGCGAGATTAATTAAAGGATATTTTGATGGATTAGAAAGTATAATGAAAAATAAAAAATATCATGATGCAATAGCAAAAAATTTCTATGGTTATATACAAGATAAAGGTGGTTGGGCTGGAACTTGGGATGAACAAATAGTTAATAATATTTCAATTAAAAAATTCCATTT